AGTAGTATTATCATATATAATATCACATATACCACATATTGCTGCTCTAGATCTTGCATCTGTATAATATAAATTTATACATTCAGTAATATCACAAGTAAAATGGTTACTAATATCACTAACTTGACCATAAAGACAATTTACTACTAAATCTTTATTTAAATTCCATCTATCATCTACACTATTATAATAGAAGCAAGCATCTGCACCGCAGACTGTTAATCCTGCTCCATCTGCTTGTGTGGGATTAACAGCACAACATGCTAATGTTATATTTTTATCTGCTATATCAACTGTTGTGCTATTAACTGTCGTAGTTGTTCCGGTTACTGTAAGGTTTCCACAAATATATACATTACTTGCAGTAACGTCATCACTCAATAATCTACCACTTACACTGACATCACAAAATGTTACATTACTAGTACAACTTACATCTTGCCCAATACTAATTTCACCATTAGTATTGCAGTATGTAACTCCTGTGCCACCACATAAACTATTTCTAGCTCTGCTATCTAAATAATATAAATTACAAGTACCTTCTGCAAGTGCATCAGTAGTATGGTCATCTAAATCAAAACAAATAGTACCAGTGGTATTATCATATATAATATCACATATACCACATAAACTATTTCTAGCTCTACTATCTAAATAATATAAATTACAAGTACCTTCAGCTAATCCATCTGTGTTATGATCATCTAAATCAAAACAAATAGTACCAGTGGTATTATCATATATAATATCACATATACCACATAATGCTGCTCTAGATCTTGCATCTGTGTAATATAGGTTAGTACTACCTTCTGCAAGTGCATCAGTATTATGGTTACTTATATCACTAATTTGACCACAAACATAAGGTACTACTAAATTTTTATTTAAATTCCAAGTATCGTTAGGTTGATTATAATAAAAACATGCATTGGCACAACTAATATTAAATCCTGCACCATCGGTTTGAGTAATATCAGTTACATCACTTGCTATAGTAAAGTTAATATCTGAAATATTTAAATTAGTGGATTTAATATTGGTATTTGTACCATAAACTGTTAAATCACCACAAACATCTAGAGTATTGTTAATAGTTAAATTAGTAACATAATCTGCAAGTTCAAAACAGCAAGAGGTTATGTTATAAATTATATGCTTAGTTACATTAACAGGATCAATAAAACAAAAATCTTCTAAATCTGAAACAGTTTGTGGAATAATGTGCCATGCAGTATCATAATACTCTATAGTACAAAGATCAGAGTTATGTCTTATACTACCTGTTGCACTAATACCACCTACTGGATTTCTTTGACTGATTGAACCACTAGGTAAAATTAAGTTACCACTATTATCAATTTGTAAAATTTGGTTACTAGTAGTTAATGAGCTTAATTGGTGATTTAAATTAATTGCCATCTATACTAGTACCTTAATTTTCTAGTTTAACAATAGTTAAACTCAATGTAATTGTTGCAGTTGCACCTGAATTGTTTCTTACACTTGCATAAATTGTTCCTACGGGAGAAGTGTCATTATTGAAACCAAAAGTTCCTGGTGTAATTAATACAGTTTGGTTTCCTGTTGTGACCACGTCCAACAAAACTCCACTTCCTGGTGTAGGATCAGTTCCTTGAGATCTACTTGTATCTGCAGATCTACTTGCACTATCTGTATATAATGTTACCCATGCTGCATGTGATACCGCTGTTTTGAGAATTAAATAACTTTTAAAAGCAGTACCTGCAAAATCTATGTTACCTGTAGCGCCTGCACTTATTGATTGTGACTGGCTTATAGTTGTTCTGCTTTCTAAACCACTAGCAGCAACTGCACTTATTACCCCATTAGATATTGTAATTGTAGAATTATCAGGCTGTACTATACCTTTAGCACTACTTGTTGCTGTTGCTGCACTAATTATACCACTATTGTTTATAATTGTAGTACCATCTGCAGTAAGAAGGCTTCCTCCTCCGCTTCCACCTACACTTAATGTTCCATTGGCATCTATAGTCACAGTAGATCCATCAGGTTTTACTACTCCTACTGTGCTTGCAGTAGCAATAGGCACACTTGTTAGATAACCTGATAGTAAATTAGCTTTTGTTATCTTTTTTAACTGTGTTGTATCTGTGTCATATATTAATAAAACATCATCAGTTGCGCTACTTGTTAATTCTGTTTTTCCGGTTACAAAATTATTTCCTATACTATATTGAATTTCTGTAGTTGTTACATTTACACTTAGCTCTCCACTAACTGTCTTTGCCTCCCAAGCATTATTTGCTCTAACTAATAAATCTTTTGTTGTACCAGTTGAAGCAATTCCATCAATATTAGATAATGGTATATTTTGAAATACAATTTTACCTGAGGAATCTAAATATAAGGGTTTATTGCTTGTAGTTATTGGTGATTCTACATCTAATAAATATACCCAACCTACTGTGGTATTTTTATAGTATTCTAAAACGCCTTTAGCAGTATTATATCGTATTGCACCTGGTTCGTTAGTAAAACCTGCAACAGTTCTGCCTGAATCATCACCTGATGGCAAAGTTAAATGGCTGCCTGATCGGATAATTAAATTTGCATTAGCATCACTTTCCGGACCCGGAATAATAATTGAAGTCATATCTCATCCAAACAATTAAGTATTATTATATTTATTTATTCTATGGATGATATCCCCATTCCAACCAGCTATTTCCATCAGTAAATAATTGACTTGCTGAGACTGTTTTTGACAATATTTTGTATTGATTATTTAAGTTTGACTCGCCATGATCTTTAGCATATCCTTTTACAATTGTTACCCAATCTCCTACATTTATAGTGTCAACGTTCTTTACACTATCAGTTTGTTGTGATAACTTTTGTTCTAGATCATCTAAATAATCATAATAATATTTTTGTGGAAGGTCTAAATTTATAAAACTTTTATGAACTTTATTCCTTTTTAACCATAATTTTTTTGCATCTGCAACATCTAGTAATTGATCTTCCACAGACTTAACATATGGAACAGCTCTATATATTTTAACTTTTTTATTAGGTTTATTATAGGAATTTCTAATTATATTAAAAGCTTCTCTGTCTAAGTTATCTTGATGACCTGTTCCATAATATTGTAAACCATTTATAGAATAAACGTCATCTGGATAAACACCGTTCATTGTTAAATTGAAAAGCGGAGCACCTTCCTTTCCGGAAGCCTGATGTTCGCCTTTATAGTCTTCTAATTCAACAATATAAGATTTCATTAGGGATGATCTTCATCGCAATGTGTATGCCAATAACTTCCACCATGTTGATCATCATGATCATGGTGTATCCAGGAGTTACATTCATAATGCATATGATCACGATGCATTCTATGTTCCCTGTGGGGTACTGTACAAGCTGTTAAAAATAAAGTTATTATTGCTGTTAAAAAAATAAATTTCATTTTTGCCTTTTTATAATTGATAGAGAAAAAAGCAAGGAGTTGCCTCCTTGCTTTGTTGTTGTCTATTAAAGGAATTTAAGGTCTGCAGGAGTAATAGCAATTTTTGCTAAGTAATCTGCAGCATTTCCAAGTGAGCTAGCAACGTTGGTCAATTCTACATAACCGTAACGTGTCATAAAGCTTACGGTTGGTTCGAATGTACCTGGATCTAATACCACACCACTGCTCATTAAAGGAATGTATGGGCAGTAGAAGGCAGCAGCATCAAGCTCGCCACTTCCTTTGTAACCAATCAATACAGGTGTATCATCACTTGCAAATTGGTTTACATATACTTTCATGGAGCTATTCAATGTTCCAACAAACTTTGTATTTGTAGGAGCCTCGAATGTTCCTTCTGTTGTTCTAGCAAATGCACTTGTTGTAGCACTTTGCAATACTGTCAATGCTGTAGGTGAAACAACAGCCCAGTTACCTGCGCCTCGTCGTGTTCTAGCAGCAATCAAGTTTGCAGCTCTGTTGATCAATACTGCTAATGCAGCATGTTCGTCACCAACAAATGTAGCTGTACCACTTACATTACCTTGGTTGTATGTTCCTGTAGCAGGAGCTAAATTTTCCAAGCTTGTCAAAATTTCCTGATCAATTTCTGCAGTAATTTCTTGAGCTAAAGCAGCCATTACTTCTGCTTCAACATCAAGCCCATGCATAGACTGAGCATCTTGAGCAGCTTCAAAAGTCCATCTTGCACTCAACTTGCGGCTTTTAGCTTCCACAGTTTGCTTGAGTACTTGAATGTTTAATCTGTTACCAGCAGTACCTTCCATTGTAGCTGTAGCATTTGGTCCAGGATTGGTTGCATTTTCATTTCCAGAATAGCTTGCAGCAATCTTAAATGGTGACATTGCTTCTTCACCTGCTACAACATTAGCTGCTGTATCAGCATATCGTACACGTAATGTGTGAATTTGACCTACTGGTCCGGTCATTGGTTGTACACCTACCAATTCGTTAGCAATAACGGTTGGCATTACACGTCGAATGACTGGTAAAATAACCTTGTTTAATGGTGCAATATTACCAACTTGGGTTGCACCTGAAGTGGCCTGTTCCATCAAATATTTCTTTGTGTTTTCAAGAGTACTTTCCATTACAGTTCTCTTGTTTCCTTGTAATCCCTCACAAAGAGCTTCTTTGGTGGACTGCCAGTTTCTTGATTCAAATAAATCTGCCATTTGTTAGTCTCCTTATTCTAAACCGGCTAGTTTTCTAATGTAAACTAAATCATTTTTATCACTGGTATTGGCCTCATTCAAAGAAGGTTTATTTCCAGTAATCTCTCGCTTTCCTGTTGATTCAACAAGATTCACTTTAGACTCATTTTTATCTACTTTCTTATTCTCTTTAAGAACAGTTGGTAAATATTTTTGGTAAGCGACTTTTAAATTGTCTGTTTGAACACTTTCCAAAAGATCTGACATAATTTCACGTTGATCTTTGTTAAGTGGTGAAAGTAATTCATTCATAGTTTTTTCTCGCAAAGCACGACCTTCAACTACCTTTATTTTACTTTCCACTAAATTAACTGCATCCGTTGCTTCAGAAAGTTGTTCTCGTTGTTGCTGAATCATTTGGTTTGATTCTTCCAACTTCTTTTTCATTTTGGCAAGTTCTGTTCCTTCTGCAAGATAGCTTGTCATAAACTCTGTTGCAAAAGTTTCAAAAATCTTTCTACCAAAATTATTTTCTCTTGCTTGTTTGATATCCTCACGTAAAGAAGTCATTTCTGTACGTACTGTGGACTCCACAAGCTTCTCAATCTTTTCAGCTGCTCGTTTGATAAATTGGTGTCGTGTTTCAGCAATTATTTTTTTGCCTTCACGTACTAATTTAACTTTTTGTTCTACGAGAGCTCTTTTATCTTGATAAAATTCGTTAAGCTCTGTGGTTAGCTGTTTTAAAACAAAATTTTCCAACTTCTTAAAATTTTGTTCTTGCAACTTTTTATCAGCATAAAGTTCTTTCATCTCTTTAGCCATGTTTTCAAGTACAAACTTATCTAAAACCTTAGCATGTTCTTGGATACCTTGCTTATATGCTACAGTAGCCTCAATCATTTTTTGCTTGTCACTTTGAAACTCTGTCAACTCAGCTTGGATAGCATCTGTTAACATTTGATCCATTGACTCAACTATGGTTTGTTTGTCATGTTCATACCGTTGGGCAAATTCTTCACGAAGCTCAGCTTTAATTTCTTGCCTAGCTTCTGTTAATTTGGACTCCCAAGCTTCACTAAGAGTTGTTTTAACTTCTTCTGATAAAACCTCAGAACCTAAAAGTTCTTCGAAAGCATTTTTCATTAATTTCTCCTAATATCTAGGTTCCGAATAAATTTGACCATTTCTTTTTTAAAAAAGTTTTGAGCCGTTTTATCATGTTGTATTGCTTCAGCTAAAGATACAACATCTTTACTTCGCTGTAAACGTTCATAAATTGGAGTAGGGTAAGCATTAGGCGCACTAGGTTGAGCAACCATGTCTACTGTAATAATTTCGTAATCACTAACAGTACCATCTTCAGCTACATTGCCACTTCCTCTTGAACTTACTCCTAATTTAACTCCGCTCTCAAGCAAGGCTTTGACTATGTTTCCCATTGGAGTAGGTAAAACTTGCAATTTACCTACTCCGTTGTTTCCTTGCATTTTCATTTCATTAATTTGTAGGCATACCCTGTCCAAATTAATTTGTAAGTCATCTGGATGATCTAACTCACCCAACACACTATAGCCTGACTTCAATTTTTCATTAATAGATCCAACTGCTTTATTAATTTCTTGCACAGGATACACTCTTTTGTTTTGGTTTTTTACACCACCTTCAATAAAGATTCCTTCCATGTACAATTTCTTTTCCCCTGATTCTGTAGTAACACTCTCTACAGTCATCCCAGCTCTATCAAAACTCAGTTGTTCTCTTAATGCTACAGACATTATTACATTCCGTTATTAGGGCTAGTGGTATTACCTGCTGCATCACTGTTTTTAGGTGTTGCAACACTTTGTAGCTTTTGTTTTGCTCCTGGAACATTTACATTACCAGTATTCATAACTTTAGCTGATGTAGCCAATTTTTTACCTTCACCACCACCGTCTTTCATCATGCTTTGGCTTACTGTTCCACCTGGTTTGTTTGAGCCTTTTGCAACAGGGCTTGTGCTTTTTTCACTAGTGTTATGAGGCATTTTAACTTGAGTTAAAGTTGCTGCTTCATCTACCATCTCATAAGCTTCGTCTGTTTTCTTTTTGCCTTTTCCTTTAGGCTCAACTGCTTGATCTCTTTGATATTCTGCAGCTTTTTTCTTGCCTTTTAACTTTTCTGCATGTTTAGGTCTAATTGCTGCTTCATCTACGTAGTCGTAGTCTTCTTCTAGATCTTCATCTTCGTCATCAGATTCATCTAGCTCTACTTCTTCGTCTACATTTTCTTCTTCATTTTCTAAACTATCCATCATATCTTCTTCTGAACTATCCATGGCTCCCATTTCGTCTTCCATGTCATCGCCTTCTGGTTCTTCATTTCACCGCCTAAAATTGCCTGGAAGCTTTGGCGTAGTTCTTCAATAGCGTCTTCTACTTTTTCAAAATTGCTTTCAATTTCATCAGGTGCATCACCTTCATCATCCATTTCTGGTTCTACATCCATAGCCATATCATCAGCTACATCAGCTGTAGCATCATCCATGTCCATTTCCATGTCTTCTTCTTCATCTTCTTCTTCAGCAATTTCGTCACTGGAAATTTCTTCCTCATAGTCTTCAAGATCTTCATCTTGACCCATTAAATCTTCATAAACTGTACGAGCCTTTTCCACAAAAACATCATGGAGCAAATCACTCGCTTTTTCTGATTCCTCGTTTATAATATATTCGAGTACTTTTTCTAGTTTATCTCGTGTAGTCATTATAAGCTCCTATAAAAAATAGACAACAAAACTGTAGTATTATTTACTCAAGAAGGTAGAAATATGTTTCAAATGGGCTAATTTTGGGCGAAAAAGACTGGAATTATTTAAATTAACCTAAATCAGGTGGCGCCTCTTTAGGTCTAGCATACATCATTTTGTATACATCTCTTCGTTTTTCCATATCTAAATTTTTCTTTTCTCGTAATTTTCTTAATTTATTTAAATCTCTCAAACCTATAATTTGTTTTCTAACATCCTTTTTATAGGATCTACTTATGCTTTGGTCTTTAGTCTCATCATACTCTTCTTTAAGCAGCATTATTTTGTCCTCCTGTTGGTGTAGGTCCTACCGGTTGTATGGCTTCTGCTCCACTAATTGGACTTGCATCACTACCTGCATCTCCCGGAGCACCTGCATCTTCTATGGGTTCTTCGTCAGCACCCTCTAAGTCTACTCCTCCTTGTTCAAGAGGTCTTCCTCCTACATTTCCTAAACCTGGTTCTTCTATGTCTGAACTATCTACTTCATCAGCCTGTTCTTCTTGCCACATTTTTTCATTTTCAACAATTTCATCTTCACTTAATTGTAGGTATTTCTTTAATGCAAAACGTCTACTAATGTAAGGAACTTCACTTATACTACCAAATACACCTACTAAACTATTGTTTAATTCAACCTCTCTATAAGCACTAAAGTTCTGTGGTTCGTTAAAACATAAATTAAAAATACTAGTATCTATATTAATACCTTTCCATTTTAAGTACATTTTATATTCTTTATCAAAATATCTACTAAGATTATTTTGTAATCGCATACAGTACTTTGTAAAACGAAATTCACTTATAAATGCAGTTCCTACTCTACCATCACTATAAACTGCTGTACTATCTTCTGGACCTGTACTGATATAAGTTGTAGGAACTCTTAAAGCTCGCATCATTTTGTTGTTAAAGTATTTTAAATCGTCTATTTCGCCCAAATTATCACCACCTGGCAACACTTCTACTTTGCTTCCTCTACCTTCAGCAGTTTGTGCAAAAAAATAATCTTCCATAATGCTTAATGGATTATAACTTGCATCTAGTACACTACTACCCCCACCGCTTCTAGTAGGTATACGT